ACCTTTAGCAATCAATTCAAAAACATAGGCATGTGGTACTAAATCATACGCGCTAATATTCACCCTGATACCTGATGATAGGTCACCGGTTACATTGCTATCGCCAAAGACCATCTTTAACGCTTCATCCTTTAATGTTTCAATTAACGTAAAAGCAAATTTATCTTCACGGCCTTTATCAGCCACTAAAACAACGTCTCCGCCCCAAGCTTTTACGTTTTCGGTATCAATCTTATATTCGTTTTCTATACCATCATCTGAGCAGTAACCCGCGTTTTTAAAGGCGGCATCTAATACCGTAGTTGCATCTGTTGGCAATGTTGTTCCTGTTGGCGCCACGAAAACAGATCCACCAACTTTAGGTTTTCCATATGTCACGTTATTTACATTATTTACATCTGTATTTGTTGCCATAAATCATTTCCTTTCTAGTAAGTAAGATCATAGATACACTGATATCTATACCTTTTTGTTGTTGTGTCGGTAAAGTTGTAATCCGAGTTTAATGTAGATGCACCGACCTCATCCAATTGAACGATAGCGTCCAATGTTTTCTTGACCAATTCATTAAGCTTTGCCGCTTCGTACATGGATATCGCATAGCTCTGAACGGCAATCGTTGCATGATTGATCCAATTGTCACGGCTTGCCCCGGTCTTCTCAATCAATACAAAAGAATCCGGCTTTTCTGTCGGTTCTTCAGTATATACTGGAACATCAAGCTGCTGCTTGAGCCAATTTAATACAATTTTTTCAATCAACTTTAACACTCCCTACAGCCTTTGATAATATGTTGGTCTTCTTGTTATAGAATCCGGCCTCATAGGTGTCCGCCTGTACCCGTGCAAAACACCTTTGATTTGTGGTTCCACTTTCAACTGAATATCCTTTTTCGATTGGTGTTGCTTCCAGTGCCGTCTGTGCACACGAATCAATAATTTTTTTCATCTGTGGCGACAACATTAATTCTGCCACGCCTTCTCGATTCAGCTCAAACTTCACATTAGCCACAATATTCAACCTTCACTTTCTTATTCCACCTTAAAGGAATATTTTCTTCAATGCCTTCAGTTGGCATCCCATACGTTCGAAAACGTTTTCCAAATATGATCACATCCATATCGATCCAATCATTGGTATCACCTTTTGGAATAGCAAGCGTATAGGCTAATTTTTTGCCATACAAAGATAAAGAATTAGAAATATCCTCACTGCTTGGCTCACCCACCAAAACATCACGTACGGGTATCTGCTTTTCTTCGTATATTGGTGCTCCAAATGAATCTGTACCTTGCTGTACTTTTTGAATCAGAATAACATCAGTACCTCTGATCATATATCCTCCAGTGGAGAATGCATGCCAATATGATCTCCAATTCCGAGCATTTTCTTTTCTATTTTTGATAGATAAAGCTCACCTACAGAACCGTTGCTTATGGTAAAAGACTGGGAATACCCTAAAGCGGACATGCTTCCCTGTGTAGATCCCACTGGAAAACCGGTCGTGCTTTCACCGTCTCCAAGTACCCGTCTGACCATACGGCATGATACAAGCTTTAAAACGTCGCCATCAATAGTATCCGTATTTTTGCAGTATGCTTTGATAATGGCTCCAGCCTCATCTAATAAAAACGGACATTTTCCCTTTTCAGATTCGGTCATTTCTCTGAATCCACTGATTACATCTTCTGTCGTTGCATACGCAACCATTTATATCACTCCTTTGCAGAGCTTGCTTTTTCTTTTTTTTTCTTAGCTTTTTCTTTGTGGCCTAATTTCTTATATTCTTCTACTCGATCATCAGGGACATACATAGATGTCCCTGTCATCTTGTTAATGAGTTCGATCATTAAGCAGTCACCGTTAATCGATTAAATACGGTCGTATCACAGCGGAATCCCAATTCAATTTCTGCACGAACTGCAAACATATTTTGCTGCCATAAATTGATGGTTTCACTTCCAGATGTGATGGTTGCTTGGTCGGAAATTGTAACCTGTACACCTTCGACCGTTCCATAAATTGCTTTTGTCCAGTCACCAACAAATCCGACTGTATTTGGCGTCCCCGTAACATATGCCCCTTTGGACTGTTTCGTTGGTGCACCTAAAATCATTGGAATAGCTCCTTCAGCTACCGAATTAATAAACAATGGCCGGTTTGTAGTATCTGTTGCGGTCAACAAAATGCTCTTACAACGTGGTGAAATCACATAACCATTCACGATTCCGTCATGTTCCGAAATATCGAGATCAGCAGCAACCAAGCCCTTATATGCATCTGTTTTGATATCTTGACCGGTAACAGCTTTTAACGTATCAAAGTCTTCGCCTGGCTTATCAACCTTTCCAAATACTGTTGCATCAAATTTATTAGCTAATGCCAATGGCAGACGTGCAACCAATGCATCATATAAAGCAGGAATATCTCGCTTAAACTCCATAGAGAATGGTTCAATAACTGCTAATTTATAAGCAACTAATTTTTTTGTATCCACTGTTGCTGAAGATACTGGCTTGCTGTCCCCTTCTTTGACCCATGCAGCTTCTGGATCTGACAAAATAACTGGAATTGATACACCTGTTCCAGGCAATTGGACTTGCCGTGCCAACTGCATAACTGCTGATTGTTCTTGTGTGTTCTGCAAAATTTCGCTAGATACCTCAGTAGGTAACTGTAATGATTGTCTTGTTAAATTTGCCATATACGTTCCTTTCTAAAAATTTTCATTCATCCAATCTTTAAATAAATCTCTGGTTTTTTTACCGGAAACATGAGAAGGCTCACCAGAATCCTTCACTTTTGGATATCCATTTGGATTCGCAAATTTCAAAATGGCTTCTGCTTGTGTTTTACACGATTCTTCATCATCACCAGATAAAAGATCATATGGTACCCCTGTTTCCTTCGATACTTTCATACGCAGATCTCTGACCTTATTTGATTTTGTGATCTGATCAAGCTGTGCCTGCAGTGCATCGGCCTTCTCTGTTGCCTTTTGAAGCTCCGTTTTTTCTGCTTCTTCCATTTCATCAAATTTCGTGGCTTTCGCCTTTAGATCATCATAATCTGCATACTTGTTTTTAACTTCTACGATACGTGATTGAACAATGCGATTTACATCATCCTGCGTAAAAGTTTTTTCCCCTGTTTGAGGGTCGTTTCCCATATTGGTATTTTGTTCGCTCATATTTTCCTCCTTGAGCTGTAGCTCCATAAAATGGATAGTCTTATCCTCGTTTATGGCACGAGTTGCCATATAAAAAGATGGTCATTGCTGATCATCTTTGTTATCTATATTTCTCTTTTAAAATTCCTGCACTCAGTGCAGATTCCCGTGAAATTTCGTATGTCACTAATATATCACTGCATATACGATTCGTTCCTTTGATGGTAATACGATCTCCAAGACATCCAGAACATAACTCCAATGATAATAAATAATCAAGATCTTTAAACAAGCTAAAATCAATCGTAAATTGGTTTATTTTTGTTCCAGCCAATTCCATGTTTTTCTCCTTTTTTTAATGAATCAAACTATGCCAACAAGCCACGAAAAAAGCACCCACAATGGTGCTTTGCATAAAATCACTTAATGGCCATTTTCATCCGTGATGGTAAAGTCACCAGCATAGGTGGTAAATTTTCGCAACGGGTTTTTCTTTGCCAACTCTCTTGCCTTTTTTATTTCATTTAAATATTTATCTATTGCTTTTTCAGCTTCTTCATATGTCGAAGAATGATGATCCATATAAGATTTTATTAGCTGTTTACGATTATGTTTAATCATTTGGAATCACCTCCATCTCGATCATTTTTTTACCATCCATCTCTCCTACTTTCAATATACGGCATTTCGTATCTCTTTTCAAAAGAAATTCATATTCCGCATCACGATATTGAGAAAGTGAATTTATATATGCACCATTTCCATTTCCTTTTGGAACATTAATTTTAAATACAGTAAAGTTATCATCAACACCATCAAGAACGCCTTTATATGATGCCGCCGTACTCATATATGCTTTATCGTTATAAATTTTTCCAATGCAATTATTCACATCCATTCCTTGAAGCCCATTTTGATCAACAACACGATATACAGTAATGTTATCGTTCAATCTAGATTTAGATATTGCTTTATCAATATTAGTAATCGATTTATTAACATCAAGGTCATCATCAATATTTGTTCGCAAATTCAAATTTATATCTGTAAAATCTGTTCCAGTATATCCATCAATAGCCTTTTTTTCAGAATCTGAAAGTAATCCTGTCCATCTTTTTTCTTCTTCTTTAAAATATTTGTTTGCCTCTTCGCCAGAATCAAATACTTTATAAGTAGATTTATTCTTTGCATATAAGGCTCTCCTTCTAGCATTACGATTATCTTTGATTTCATCGTATTTCTTTCTACGCATAGAATTTAACTTTTCTTCAATGGTGTCGCCTTCGGCATTCTCTATTTCTTCTCTAAACTTTTCCGGATTATACCCTTCAACTGTGCTTTTTCCATCAAATCGTATCGCAAATTCACAATCACAATTATTGTGGATATGGCCTAAATATCTATTGCCATTATTCAAATTAGCATGAAGCCACCCAAAACTAGATAAATACTTACAATAAACGCATGAATCACCGTGATTGATCCATGCGTATTCTGCACCATCTCTTTTAGCGTTTTGTAGCAACGTATCGGATGCTGATTTTTTGACCAGACGACCTATCGCATCAGCTGGACCGTTTAATTTATCCTTTGTCCCATTGATGGCACGGGCAACATCTGACATTTCTGGTAAATCTGCTGGAACAGCACCAAGCACATTGGCATTTTGTAGTTTAGCCAACTGATCATACATCTGACACGCCAGCTCGGATGATGCACCACCATAACGATTGACTAATGAATATGCATACTCAATGATTGGATACATATCTTCTGTTCCATGCAATTGAATATACTCATTCAATAGATCAGATGCCTTTTGATTGATTTGTGACAGCCTTGTCACATAATCAAGCCACTCCGTCGATGTTATCCGCATCCTCTTTATCCTTTACATTAGAATTCATTGATTTTACTACATTGGAATTAAACTCTTGCTGAATGACCAAATTTCCTTGATTTCTCTTTTCCTGTGCCTTGATGCGTCGAATATCTGCTTGATCAAATCCAACCATTTCCAAGAATACATCCGTTGCCCCAAAGCCTTGACGTGTTGACGCAATTTTGATTGCAGCATCGGCTGTTACAGCAACTGATGGCATAGCTGGATTCTTGAAATGAGGAATGATATTTCTATCATTGTCTTCCAATTCATTCAAACTGCAATTTTTAACAACTGCCTGTGCCATTTCTGCAATGGTCTTCAATGATTTGGCATTTCCAGCATTGAGCTGTTCAGCCAATGAAACCAATGTCTGTGATTGTGCCAGGATCGCATCCGATGAAGTCGGATTGGCATCATTGACAACACCTGTATCAGTTACTGTCAATCCAGTTGCAGCACTGAACTGTGTAGCTAATATCCTAAGCATCTGCACATGCGGTTCGATCGAACCTTGAGAAAATTGACCAACCGTAGGTTTTTCACCGGTATCTGGATTGCTCGTTGAAACAAGAATACTTCCAATATATTGTCTGAATTTATCAGATATAACTGCATCATACTGATCATCGGTCAGGCCAAGCATATACTTTTGGGGACTGGTCGAAAATTCAAGACCAATCGTTGCATTGGCAACTGTCCGCACATATCCCTGAATCAACCGACGTACAGACTCTTTGATTCTTGAACGTCCAAACGGTTTTCGACTGGTTGCATTCCATATCATGGGTTCCATCAATGGCCTTCCCATTCGATGCGGATGCTCAATTGCTTCCCATCTGCTATCGATTTTGATAAGTTCCCAAATTGAATCATCTGTGTATAGGTTGATATGTGACGGTGACCAAGTCTTGTCTTTTTCATCTTTTACGGTATCGATAATAGCCATTCCACATTCGATACGGCCTTTTTCTCCGTTCCATAAGGCCGACGCACTCATTGGCGAATGGAATCGAATGCGACATTTAATATCATCATCCGCGGAAAGCGTCGCAAATGTACAACCAAATTGAAGCTCATCACGACATGCTTTCATATATTCAGACACAAGATTGTTTGCGTTCATGATACTCATGATTTCATCTGCATCATTACCATCCATACTGACAAAACCATCGAACATGGACCTGGATGCCAAAACATCAACACATTTTGCACCCCATTCACAGCTGATTTCTAAATTTTTAAATCCTTTTGGTATGGCAAGCCCTAGATTGACCTCCGATAAAGGTATATGACCTTCATAGTATCTTGCCTTGGTTGCGTTTTTGCTGTTGTGATAATTAAAAACTTCAATCAATTGTTGCAACTGGATACGTTCCATTTGGCCAAGCCCGTCAACTTGATCGGGAACAATCGTTAAATTTATCATCTATCCAATCCTCATCTTTCTATGTGGATCTCTTTTTGATTCTTTTGCACCCCAAAAAGCCAATGCGCATGCTTCGATTGGAGATGAATCATCTCCACCAAAGGCCCATCCACCGCCCAATGGCCGTTTGATTGATGTTAATGCACTATCGCTTAAGGCATCCTGGTATTCATACCAAGTTATAGAATGTTCATTGATGGCATCCGTCAATAAACTAACCGATGCCAATACATCCTTTACCCTTGGCCGTATGATCGACCCTTTTGCACGCCAAGTATCAGAAATACGATCAACAAGCACATCGACACCGTTTCTTCCGTCAATCACAACACAAGATGCCTGATGATACCTTTCGTTCAACCAATCAGACAGCCATCGGATACCCTGCCCTGTCGGTTTACGACTGATAAAGGAAATTCTTGGCTTATTGTTGGACCCAAATGGTATAACTGCGCCACATAGGCACACTTCAGAACCATCCGAACTGAACTTCACACCATAGGCCGTTTTCCCATTTGGTTTTGGCTCAAGAGATGCACATGCTTCCCATGCTTCTTTATGAATTGCCGAATCATCCTGTTCGGTTATTGCCGGGCTCCACCATCCAAGGCGCTCACGTGCAAAACCGTCTGCACTCATAGTTCGGCACTCTTCGGCAGTAAATTCTTCTGATAGGTGGTACCCCAAAGATGGATTCGTGCTATACCAAACGGATGAATCTGCAATATTGATATCCGTTATACTGTTACCATCAACGGACCACTCATGCCACGCGTCGTGCGGTCCTGGATTCTGCAATGATGTGGTACGTCTTCGTCGGAATACTTCTCCAGGACATCGAGGGTATGGTGGCGTACCTGTATAGATGATCTGTCTCGTACCAGTAGCACTAGCAGCCAATGTTGCCATGATGGCTTCCACTTGATCATCTGTTAATTCCTGTGCTTCATCGTATATGACCAATGAGATCCCGTCGAAACCACGAGCAGCCTGTCTCGATCGGGCAGAATATTCAATGACACCACCATTGTTCAGTTCGATACCTTCTTCACCATTGGTAAAGGATATCCGTGACACCTTATCCATGATTTCTGGATGGTTCTTATTGGTGAACATCTGAACTAAACGTTTAAATGATTTTTTGGCCGTCTTTACCTGGTGAGCCGTATGCAGGATCTTTTCACCATTAATGATAAGACCAAAAAACTCGCGTGCCTCAAGACAAACATTTTTACCATTTTGCCTAGGCACCGCAAGTCCTGCCGATGTCATTGTATATTTTTCGTTTTCATCAAGACCTAACCAACAATCAACGACCAACTGTTGCCATGGATCAAGCTTAGATCCATATGCTTCCATCAAATCACATGCATCTTGTCCATCTGAATGTGTTCTTTTTGGTTCGATCTTGATTCGAGGTTCTTGAGAACCTTTTAAGCTTGCGATTGTCTTCTCTCCTTGATGATATCCAGCATGTTTTTATGCTTCAATTCTTCTTTCTGCTCGTTAGCCACTTCTTCTGGAAGACAGTCAAGCAACTTGTTCATGCCAAGAATATAAGACTTCCAAAGGTTTTCATACGACTTAAAAAGAGGATTCTCTCGATATCCACTTTGACCACCGCCATTATTGTATTCAACAATGATTTTTTGCTCACAAGCTTCTTCTCGAATATCCTCAAGTTTGATCTGCATCCATGCCACATTTTGTATGATTGGCAACATAATTTTGATGGATTCATCACTAAAATTGTTCAATTTTAATAGGTTTTTTAGCTTATTTTGGGCCCTTTTTGACCTCTTTTTTACTGTATCTTCCAACCTTATATGTCACCTCTTCTCAGACCACCCCCTGCCACCCCTTGGGTTCGGGGGTATATCGGCGCTGACGCGTGAGCTCGCCGTCAAGTTAAAGGAGGCTAACCTCCCCACATTAAAATTAATGAAAATTTTTTCACCAATCACCATCTGATATTGGTTTTTTCTTTTTTATACTTAATGATTCGATTTTAAAATCAACTTTATTAGACTTCCATGCATTGCAACAATAGTGAGCCGCTTGCAGATTGTTCCAATCTTCTGCTGCATCTCGAGCACTAGCATATCCAAACTCTTTCCATCGACTAACAGGCTTTATCTCGTCAACCACAAAGCTTAATGGATGTTTATAATCACTTGGCTCATCATAGTGGATTGGACCGTACCTACCATGGCATATACCGCATTCACATCCCATGGCTTTTAATCGGGCACGGTGCTTCCTACGTAGGGTACCATTTGCATACCGTACATTTTTCATACCCCCACCCTCTTGCAACTTAAGTATTCTTTAATTTTGTTTTTGATAAGATACTATTGATTGCCTTCATTTCATTCCGCTTTTGCGTACTGCTATAAGATGGTAAATGATTAACGCCATGTTTAAATACATCTTCGCTTTTATAGTTTTTACTCAGCTTTCTTGCCCTTTTCCCTTCAGCTTCGTGAATCATCTTTTGCATCTTATTTAATTTTTGCCGATTAGCATTCCATTGCTTTCTGGCTCTGGCATTCTCTTTTGCACTTCCCATAAGCATGTTTCTTCCTAAATCAGCTTGCTTCTTTAACAATGATTGATAGCTGTCTTTCAAACTGGTTAGGTTTGCACCAGCACCAGCACCACCACTAAATGACGCTCCTCTTCCGCCCATATTTCCGTACCCTTTCTATACGCTCATTCGTAAACCAAACAATTGGTGTTCCGTATGTCTCTATTTGTATCTTCTTGCCATAGCCTAATATCTTTGTTGGATTAATTGCATCTATCATATTGATAATGCCATCTCTAAGTATGCTGTTTGCCAAGTCATCGTTGATGCATCCAATGGTTGAGATAGCAACGATTGACCCTTTTTCAATCCCATCAAAACAAAAACTATATGTGCTAGGCTCTGCCCACGAAATAGTAGGTATCACATTTACTCCATTGGATTGCATATATTGACCAATCAGTCTAGATCGATACACGTTCCATACTTTCATAGCCAGTGGCATATCCATGTACAATGAAAAATCTGGTGAAAACACACATTGAAATTGACTAAGCTTGTTAACGTACCTATCCGGTTGATTCCAAAGTCGCTCAAATTGGTAATCATCGATAAACATGTGAACACCGCAATCAACGTCCTTTGCTGATAACACTTCATTAAAGCCAATTAATCTACTTGGAGTAATGTTACATTTTCGTATTATCGGCATTTCATAAAATCCGTCAGTCAAATCAGGATTGTAAATATTCAAGTTATATTTTTTGTATGTTAATTCTCTTCCAGGCATAGACTATAAAAAAGATAGGCACGATAAAAGGCGGCGCTTCAAGAGCATCCGCCTCGTGTGCTTATCTACTGGTTACCTTCCTGGTAACTCTGTACATTACCATATTACTACGTAAAACCGGTTTACAATGTAAACTCTTTACGATTCCACCCCGAAAATGTATTTTTTGATTTTGTCTTCGCCAATTTCTTGTACTGCTTTAGCTACGTCAATATCAGAATTAAAATAGATACAGCCTTGTTCATGAATCCAGTTACGCTTAAGATAAACCAAATCTTTTTCAATATGGTCATACATAATGTAATAATTGTCCTTACCACGATTAAACTTTCTTCTTCCACCTAATCGAATCATTTCCGTTTCGATTTTAATCCGTTCGAGCTCGTATTCTGCTTCTTTTTTAGTCAAGAAGCAATTTCCTAATTCTCTTTTTCCTAAATCATACCCGTTATCATAGAAAATAGTCTGATATGTCTCACCTTCAAACATATTAATTGCATAATAAGTATCTCCCTTTTGCAATTCCCATACGGTTTTAGGCTTTTCAATGTATAGGTCAAACATATCTTCAATCATTTCGTCTTCGTCACCATCATCATATCTAATACTGTAGTAGTACTTGTCATTAACGAAGCTATAATCAGAAATTCCAATGACAACGGCATTGAATTTAAATTTGTTGCAATATACTCTATCTCCAACTTTAAATTTTGGTTCTTTGATTTCAATCATTGTTACACCTCAACATAAATTTCTGATTTCTTTTTTAATGTGTTTCCACATTCCTTGCCGTGTATATCCATACTTCTCTGCCACATCCCACTGATTCATGCGGAATATGTACAGATCAAACAGTATGTTCTGGTCACGTATATCAAGCAGTTCGATCAATCTGCACTCATAAATGCGTTTTTGATAGTATTGTATTTCTCTTTCAACGTGCTCTGCCTTTTGCATCAATCCAAGTGGACTGATGTACTCATGTTCATACTTTGGCATTGGTAATGTTGATTGTTCCTGCTCTCTAGTAAGATTCACATTTGCATGCGATAAGCCTAACTTTTGGTGATTGATAACCTCCAATTGTTGATTAAGCTCAATAATACGATGACAGCAATAATTGAGTGATCTTAAATCATTTAATACTTGTAGCTCTCTTGCCATGCACCTACCTCTTATATTGATAAAATTGACTTTTATCCAAACACCATACTTGTCCATCATCAAACTGGACATCATATAGCTCCCCTTGGTCCATCGTAGTGATATGAATCACAATACCAATTTGACCAATATAATCTTTTTTTCGTTTGCCGTTTTTGTTAACTAAAAAGTCTTCATATGAATGTATAAGCTTTTTGAATTTAACCTTAGTCACATTGTTCTGTGCTTCCATTTACACACTCCTTCAATGCTTCATATGCCTTGTTTACCAGTTCTAATTGAAACCCTGAACCACATCGAATCGTGTGATCATATGCAATTTTATACAAATATTCCAATGCATCATTTTCGCCCATATTACCTTGCCTCACTCTCTCTTTTTTTATGTCAAATAACTCTATATTATTTTACATTTGGATTTCATTGCTCATAGCCTTTAACCGTGCCGTTTCAGACCGTTTTTTCAAACCAAAAACTTTGTATATTTTTTAGGCCATAAAATCATCCGTTTTTCCACAGTTCATCCAGATGTTTTTTCTTCTGCTTTTTTGTCGATTTCGAATAAATTGATGTCGTATCAAGACTGGAATGGCCAAGTATATCTTTCAGCTCTGTCACGTCTCCAATCTGTTCCATGAAACGTGTTGCGAACAGGTGCCTAAATGCATGCGGATGAATCTTACTTAGCTTGATGCCTCGACATTGACCAGCCACTTGCTTCAACCCTCTGTATACGCTCATATAATCCACATCAAACAGCTTGCCTTCATCGATTCCAGTGCCCTCTGCGTACGATATCAATTCACGTCTAAGCTTCGTATCAACGATGATATCCCTTGTCTTCCCTTTGTTTCGTACCGTGATATAAGGTCCTTTTCTAAGACTTTCTATCGTAAAATACTTTAATTCGCCGATTCGGATACCTGTTTCACCAAGTATTCTCATGATGTAATACATATCCATCTCATCCTTCTTTTTGGCCATTCGAAGCATCCTTTTGTACTCTTCCTTGGTTATGACATCTTCAATCGATGCTTTTTCCTGGACCTTGATATTTTTAACGGCCAGTTTTGAATCAAACCGTTTCAAGCGTGATAGATCATCAATGTTTGATTCACAATATTTGACCAATTTGTTGATGATAACAATTTCATTGTTGACCGTCTTTGGACTGTATGTATCAATCAGATGGCGCTTGTAGTTGATCATGGTCGTCTTCGTGACATCGCCATCCGGGATATACTTCAAGAATTTATTGACCGCGCATTCATAGCGCTTGATCGTGTTCTCACTTTTTTCATCTTCAAATTCGAGATCCAGCCATTCCTGTTTCTTATTTTCAAGATCATGCTTATTCATAATTTCGCTTTTTCAAGGAAAGTAAAATTATCAACTACAACTTCAGTAACATATTTCTTAGTGCCGTGATCATCATCATAGTGCCTTGTCTGTATACGCCCTTCCACACCGATCAATGATCCTTTATTAAGATATTTAGCCATCGTCTCGGCCAGTCGGCCCCATACGACACAATTGATGAAATCAGCTTGCTGCTGTCCTTCTCTGACAATACTTCTTGCTACGGCCAACGTAAAAGGCGCAACACTGGTGCCTGTAACCGTGCTGCGCAATTCGATATTTTTTGTCAATCGTCCTGTTAATACTGCTCTATTGATCATAATTTCCTCTTTTCCTTAAACTAAAGCTTTTGCTATTTCGATTGCCTTTTTTGCTATTCTGGCGGTCTCGTCTACACCAAAATTGATTGTCATCAGTTCGATAAGTAATTCACTAAATTGCTTTGAAAGTTCAAAACTTTGCTGTGATTGTTTCAATGCATTAGTCATAACTTTGTGAGTGTAGAATTGATCTTCCATTTGCTTTTCGACTGTTGCTTTTTTCATCGTTTTCCTCCTGGCATTTTAGGCATTGGCATCCAATGAGTGACCTCATTCTTTTTGTTCCAATGACTTTCAGTCCATCTGTATGATCCATCAGTACGTAAATCGATAATATATTCTCCAAATTCTCCACTATCACCACGTTCTTTTTCAAAATAACAATCTATTATTCTTTTTTCACTTTTACCAAGATACACAAAATATACATCATTCGTTTTTGGCAATTTATCATCAACACTAATCCAATTACCAAATTTAACGATGTTAGCTTCTTTATCTGCAATCGTGCATGCTTCTTCTAGCTTCCCCAATGCCCAGTGTATGCCATTTCCAAAAGCAATTTCATTTTCATCGATCAAACTTAAAATAGTATTAAGCGCCATAATGTAGCTTTGCTCTTTACATAATTCATTCATTTTTTACCTCTTACTTTACGACCATTGATCGTCATCAAATGTATCTAATATCATACATTTTTTTCTTGTATCTGCTTCTGCAAATGTCAGATACAGTCTGGTAAGAGATGTATAATTCATTTGCAGCCGCCCTTGAAGAAGGCCAACGCTTTACAAGGTGCCCATCTTCAAACAATCCAACTTCTTTTCCAAGCGATTTTCTATTGTTGCTAAGAATATATTTCTGCCTGTCAACTATCTTGATTTTCTTGATATCCCATGTATCACTTTTGAGAAGCGCGTACTGATCATTTCGAAGATCTAGATAATATTTTGCATATACTCTTGCTGCTGATACTTCATCAAATCCACCAATTCGTACTGTCCAAATGCCATGATGCAAATATGGCATGAGTTCGTGCTTTTTGCCCGAACGGATGTACAATCGATAAAATCTTCCATCACATGTCACGTACCATCTAGATGGACACCTTGACGCATTTAGTTCAAAAAACTTATACTCTTTGAACTTACTCGATTCTTCGTCCTCATCTACTTCCACTAGATAGCAGCCATGATAATCTTTATTTTGATATACAAACCTTTCAAATCCACAGTTTGTCAGGCCAAGCTCATCCATCACCTCGCCGGATGTGATGATACCTCTGACATTGGTAATATCTTTTCTGTCGAGCATGTAATATCTTTTGCTTCTTTTTTTATAAGCCGTATTGATCATCCTTTTTTGGCGGCTGTTTATATTTTTTCAACCATTTTCGATAGCATGTATAACCACAAAAATATATGATCTTTCCGTGATTTTTCGTCTTGTACCGCCAATCTTGTTTATATGTGGATGTCAGCTTCACCTTTCCACACACTGGACACACTATCTTTTCAAATTCAGATATCTGCATATTTTTTTCACATACCTGAATATTTTTCGAAAATGATTCTTTGCCCACAACCTGAGCAGAATCTATCTGACGGATATACAAACTCACCGCACACCGGACATCGATAAAGATTCACACTGTCCGGAATGTGCCTTGCAATCTTTGGTGCAATCTTTGGTGCATATCTCACACTGCTGTAAAAGCTGACTTTTTTGATTTTTCTTTTTCTTCTATTTCTAGCCACAATCCAATACCTCGCTTAAAATAACCTTCCCTGCACATTGACTGGTTTTATGTATTTTCCAAACACCTGGAACAAAGACTGTTCATCAAGAACGGATGCACCACATCCAAACATCTTTTTCCCATGGCTGATGCTGTAATGATATACATCAGATCCATAAAACTCTTTCGGTTTGATGTAGACAATGAATTTGTAGCCATTATTTTGAAAGCTAATGGCATCATTGCCAATGTATTCATCCAAATGTGTCACAACTCCGTATCGTTCTTCAATGTCTTTCCTAAGGCCCATGAGATTGAGCATCATTCAACCCTTCTTTCATTTTTTCAATTTGTTTGATCAGTTCATCGCTTGCCTGTTCCTGGCCGGTATCGCTATACCAATCCGGATAATCATCGTTTTTCTTTCGCTCATTGCGGCTCCAGTTTCGGAATACGGCTTTCCAGTCAACGATTGGTGTGTTGCCAGTTTTCCAGTTAATCGCATTGTAGTAATCGTAGAAGCGTTCTGGATCCACAGATGAATGGATCTCATCACAATACGCAATGATTTCTTCCAGAGAGGGAGCCGTCTTTCTCTCTACTCTCTCTTTATTCTTTATATTCTTATCATTCTTTACATTCTTGTTTGTTGCCCTTTGATTGCCCTCTGTTTGCCCAATGGTGTGCTCATCGTCTGCCTTTTGTGTGCCTTTTGTTTGCCCTATTGATTGATACAAATCGTAGTTTAGTACCATTATTAGGGTGTTTCTGTTAGTACTTTTGCTTGCCACATCTCCGGTTTTTTCTAATTTTTTCAAGCTATTTCTAACCTGTTTTACAGTTAGTCCAGTCTGAACCGACAAACTGCCATAACTGGTAACCAAAGAGCCACGCTTTATGACCTGTCCGCGCCATCTCTGATCAGTATGATTGGCCATCAGTAGCAGATGTATAAACAAAGCTTTGGTATTAACATCTGTGTACCATTCCCAGTCTATGATCTTCCGATACAGCTTTATAAATCCCTCATTCATATGATTCTCCTAGAATTGAGAAAGATGATCCATCACATTAAGGATGGTTCCAAACCCACTCAATCCTGTCACATTGAATACTGCTCTCATACCATCATCAAAAATGGCAATCACTTGTTGCTTGTTTCCATATCCGGCATGCTGCACATACCGTAGTTCTTTTAAATCCACGAGCTCATTGGTACATGCTAAAGCGTGCTGCAAATGATCCAATATGATCTGTTTATTTTCATCAAACATATGATCCATCCTTTCCAAACGGCCATTCCTACTGGACTGCATACGGTCTTAAGATGTGGTAGCAAATTTGAATGAATATTGAAGGAAAATAATGCAAAGAAACTGTAAATACGTATCTGCCAAAGGCATTCATTCATCTTATATAGACCATACACAGTACAGTAGAAATGACCGGAATGTTGTGCTAAAATATGTATGTTATTTATTCGCGACTGATCTATGTATCAGTTGCTTTTTTTATTCCCATTTTTTTAACTTCTGAGGCCGTTGACGGGAAAGCACGAATGAATATACTCGATGGTATCAGATATCTTTTATTCATTGTTTTGGATAGAAATTGATATTCTTCAGTTTCACACCATTTTATGCCGTTATTACCAGGCCTTTGCTGCAAAAGACGAATGCTATCATATGCAGTTTTTTCACTTACGTGAAGCAAATATGAAACATCTTTATAGTTTAGATATGGCTTCATTTTTTACCATCCTTTCCTTTTATGCTTGCCCACAGATATCTGCCTGCCAGTTGATCGCCATCATTTTTTTGCCGATATAGAAATGGCTAGAGTTTCAGATTGACAGACAGGTATCTGCAGACAAACACCATCGATTTATCTAACTAATACACCATGCTGTTATTGCGAGCATCACATACAGCATTGCAGCTGCAATAAATGCCGCAGTTACAATTTCAATCAAAGATTTAATAAGCTTTGATGATTTCTTTTTTACAGGCTTTGGCTTTAATGCCTCAGCCTCTCTTTTTGCGGCCATATCGTTGATATGACGCATCATTTCATAATCCATAACTATTTCCTTTCTGTTACAATCTCCTCTTCATCATCAACATTCACTTGATATAATGCTTATATAAGTGGGGTGGCTTTTATGCATGATTTCTTATCCAGCAATGAAATGAGCAACATCATTTCCGTACTTGCCTTATTGGCTGCTTTATATAGCATTTGGTATACAAAACGTTTCAATCGTCCACGTATTTCTATTGAAGATTTTCATGTTGATAGATCTTATGAATATCCAAGCATTGAATTTTCGATACTAAATTTTTCAAACACACCAATTACTTTGAGATCAATTACTTTTTCATTTGATGGGCATCCTGTATCTCCAATGAGCGAATATGAAGGACCCAAAGAATCAATTGATTTTCCAAATGGTATACATTTGGAAAACCATATCGTTAATAGCTCACCATTGGTGCTTGAAAGTGAAACAACAATGCTGCCAAATTCAAAAGATAAATATCGATATTACTTTAAAAATATGAATAACGAAGTGACTATCACTGTTGAAACGAATCGGATGCTTTCAATCTGTTCTAAAAAGAAATCATTTGTTTTCCGCACGAATAAATGAAATCAGTATCACGATCTGACAAATCAACGTGCATATGTTGCATATAATTGATAAATTTGTTGTGTCCATATAGGCCTCCTTAATAATTTTTTCTGTTACAATCCCCTTGAAAGGAGGAAAAACAATGGATGAAAAATTAAAACAATCAGTAAATTCAGCATTAGCTCCAACTATTAAAAATTTACAAGAATCTCTTAAATCCAGTATCTTGACATACAATTCTGAATATTTTGAACGTATTAGTAAAAACGTTTCTAATGCCTTCAATGATTCTCCAATAGCTAACAAAATAACATCAGAATTTATCGATACAATTAACGAACTAGTATCATCTTTAAATTCAATAGACTTGGACAGTTATAGTGAAGATGATATTGTTCCCAATGAAGTTGCGAATGCTGTTAAAAAAATAGTTACTTCACTCAATGAATTGCCTAATAATAAACAAAAATTAAAACAGATAATTATCAAAGAGCCGATAACGCGCACTGATATTTACAATTTGATACTCATCTTACTGACAATCTTCACTATTTTGAAAGATTAATGATCATGCTTAAAAGCATAATTAAAATCAATACAAATTGATAAAAAGTGCATCTATCAAATTGCCTCTTTAGACTTTGAATTTCACGATCAAGGTCTTTTATTTTTTTATCTTGATCCATATATGCCTCCTTCGCTTACCGCCAACCCAAAAGCCTGGTAATGGATGGGTTAAAAAGTAATCCATGATTGGTCATCATTTGTTGCAATAATGATGACTTTTTATTTCTATTTTTCGCCTACAAAAACAAATGCTTTTCCCAAATAAATCGATTTGTATCCATGCTTCCGCCCAATATTTCCCCCTTTCCTTGTATTTGGTTATGTAATGATGTATCATCCATTCTCCTTTCTGTTACAATCTCTCTGATTTGATGGGCATCCTGTCTCTCCAATATACGTTTACGTAAGTAAATCATCAAAAAAAATATCGTCGAATTCTTTAGGCGTTAAATTTAAAACCGATCTTATTTTTTGCATTTCTTTACGCGTAAAATCAGATTTACCAACCTTTTTTCTATAATAAGTTGCTGTATTAATGTCTAATAACTGAGCAATATGCTCATCCGTTAATCCCATTTGCTTGCAATGCATATCTAGCAAGTATCGATTCATATATTTCACCCTCCTTACGTCTACGTATATATAATAAAACTTGCGTTTACGTAAGTCAATACATAAACGCAAGAAATAGTGTTTTTTTATATTAATTATTGCGTATATGCAATAATTATTTATAATTATATATAAGAATATATAAAAGAGGTGAATTATGGAGCTAAAAGATATAATTAAGACTCGAAGAAAAGAGCTAAACCTGACTTTATCCGATATTGCTATGGCGTGCAATGTAAGTGAAGCAACGGTTTCGCGTTGGGAGAGCGGAGATATTGGAGATATGAAAAGATCTAGAATTGCTGCATTATCAAAAACTCTGAAATTATCTCCATCAATTTTAGTAGGGACCGAAAACGATGATGAACAAATCTACAAAAACGTAGGAATTGATTATATACGTGTTCCTTTATATCCTCCCATTTGTTGTGGTAATGGAATGTTTATTGAGGATAATATTTTAGAATATATTCCAATACCCGCAAAAGGAATGTCAAACCCAGAAAATTATTTCTGCCAAATAGCCAGAGGAGATAGTATGATCGATGCTGGAATATCAGATGGAGATTTACTTATTTTTGAGAAAACGTCAACAGTTTATTCCGGCATGATTGGATGCTTTTGCATAAATGATGATCAAGCTGTATGCAAAAAATATATAATTCAAAATAATATAATTCTACTTCGTCCAATGAATAGCAAATACGATCCAATAATAGTAGACCCATCGAATACATGTTTTAAATGCGTTGGTAAACTAAAAAAATCAATCAAAAATTTTAATATTGAAAAGGAATTCAAATAATAAAAGGAGTTAATCATGGAATTACAAGAAAAAATGTATCAATTGAGTGAAAGAATCAAATCGTTAAAGGACAATATCGAAACAGAAGAAGCAACCAAACAATCGTTTATTCTTCCGTTTTTTCAAGTATTAGGTTATGACGTATTTAATCCACTTGAATTTGTACCTGAATTTACAGCTGATGTAGGCATTAAGAAACATGAAAAAGTTGATTATGCAATACTGAGGGATGGTCAACCAATAATTTTAATTGAAGCAAAATCATGTAATGAAAAACTTGAGAAACATGATTCTCAGCTTTTTAGATATTTCGGTACAACAAAATCTAGAT